TTACAGATAGTCTGTCAGCACCAAATATACAATTTACACAAAATGAAGCAATTGATAAGGCTAAAGGTTAAAATATGAATGAAATTAGTTTTGCAGGTAAAGACGGATTTGTCTGGTGGATTGGTGAGATAGTAAATCGAGTTGATCCATTAGGTACAGGTAGATGTCAAGTTAGAATATTTGGTTGGCACGGTGATGGTACACAAGAATCTCTAGAAAAAATTCCAGAAAAAGATTTGCCTTGGGCTCAAGCAATATATCCACTAAATTCAAGAGGCAAATTTTCATCACCACATGTTGGAGATTGGGTTCTTGGATTCTTTTTAGATGGTATGTCAGGCCAAGCTCCATGTATGTTAGGTGTTTTCTCAGGATTCAATCCAATAACAACTGGTGTTGGACCGGAAACAACTGAAGGCAATGATAATTCCGATTTCACTAATGACACAAATAAATCAGTGCTTGACGCTTTAGCTTCATTAGGATTATAACAGGTAAATTTAAATGACTAATATTGTCTCAAAATCAGCAGTCAATCCAGCACCCGTAACTTATACACATAAGTATGGTACTATTGAAAGTGAATCACCACAATCTAGATTTTATGGTGATGGTTCTCTTAAAGGTTTTCAAACTATACCAAATATTGCTAGAGGTGTATTAGAATATACTGCGACTGTTCCAGCATCACCTTATGATCCTAAAATAAGTGAAGGTATTCCTGGTATTCAGGGTGGTGTGGCCTCTGTATTAAGTGGAACAACAACATCAAATACCTCAACCAAAAAAGTCAATATAGTTACAAGTATTAATTTTTCAAATAAACATCAACATCATCTTTGTGAACCAGTAGGAATTCCACAACCAAAAAGAACTACAATCACAACAGTTGATGGCATTGAAGTACCTAACTTACAATTAGGAGCACCTGCATTAGAATTGAGCATCATTTTAAAAAGTGCAGAAGTTCAAGCGGAGTTGAAGAAGATTAGATCAGCAATTGAAGGTGCTTTGGGTGATACATTTAGCAGTCCTCTTGTTACTCAGATTAGAGAAGCTGCCGCTTATGTGGCCAGTGTTATTAAAGAAATAAATAGAATAATAAAAATTTATATAATTAATGCGTTATTGATTGTTCAAGTAGAAAAATATATTAGTTTACTTATAAAATTTATTACCTCTTTACCAGCAATATTTGCACAAGCATTAGCCGAATGTTTGGTTGCATTAAGAAATGCTCTCGCATCAGCCTTGTCTGTTGTAATACCAAATGTTGGAACAGGCGGTTTATTTGGTCAAATTCAAGCATTACAAAGAAACATTGCAGTAGCTGAAAATGCAACAAGACAAGTTATCGCTGGTGCTGAACAAATTGTGGCTGACATTGGAAATATTCCTACAGGAATAGATGCAGCTGTTGATATTTTAACTTCTACTTTATCTAATATACAAAATAATCCACCAAAACCAGTTGTAAATGTGAGTTTTTATTAAGGAAAAAATATGGCATTAACCCTCCCAATAGGTACTTATGTTCTTACAGGCGTACAAGAGCCGGGAAAATACCCCTATATCAATGTAGAACAAACCGAATCAGGCCATTTTATTATGATGGATGACACACCGGGAAATGAAAATATAAGAATACAACACGGTAAAACAGAAACTTATTGGAGAATAACACCAGATGGTTCAGTAGACCAAGTTACTGCTGGAAATAATTTCAGTATTATTGTTAATAATAACAACATAAGAATTGGTGGTGTATGCAGTATTACCGTTGATGCAGATGTAAAACTTTCCGTTGCAGGTAGTGTAATTGCAGAAGTTGGTGAGAGTTTACGTGCTTATGTTCCTAATGGAGACGTTAACCTCGTTTCGGGTGGCCAAGTTGATATATCAGCCAGTGGTGGAGTAAATATTAATGCTGGTGATGCATTAAGTTTAGACCCATTAACTTCACCTGACATCAATTTAACGACCGCAGGAGCAGTTAAGGTAAACGGTGATTTACAAGTAAGTGGAACGATTCGTGGAGGTTCAAGTATTAATGCAACTACATACTTGACTGCTGGTTATAAATGTTTTACACTAGGTGGTTTTGAAACTTTAGGTGGTATAGTAGTTGGTTCTACTTCACCTGGTCCACTTACAGCATTAGCGCCACCTGGATGTATAACTGCTGCTGGTGTGATTACTGCACCTAATTTTGTCGGTGCAGCAGCTCAAATAGGTATAGTTAAGACAATTATGGTTCTTGATTATCATGGCGCACTGGCAATGTTGAGAATGAAATATAACGCTCACACGCATCCCGATGCTGGTGGCAATTTATTACCCGATTAAATGATGGAGATATAATGGCTAATACAGTTTTTGGAAGATTGAATTTTAATTTCGATAATACTAAATTTGGAGATGCGATTAATCTATCTGACGATGCTAAAAATAGTTTAACTAACTATTCAAAGATAGATGAACCGGATGAGTGGATGATTACTGATATGGCCAATGGTCCTATAGAGTCAACTAGTTATTATCGGAATCCTGTACTAAATGTGTCAAATGACATAATCTCTAGTATGACCACGTTGGCAGCAACAGCAAACTCACAACAGGGTATGCGTATTACTTTCAAAAATGCTGCTATCGCAAACAATTTATCATATGGTGCTGCGGCTAACAGAATTGCAGAAATGAATCGCTTTGTTTCACATACTGCAAATGTTTCAGGTACCTCCGCAAATATATTTCAAGATCCTAATGTACCAACACAAGATTCTATTATGGCTTTAGGCAATCAAATGATTGTTATTCTAAACCAAACAAATGGAATTCAAAATACAGTTGGTGCTCTAGGTGCAATGACCAGTTTGTTTATTGAATCCGACTTAAAAGCAAATAATGATATAATTTCATTGTATAGTCAAGAAATCATTGATAATACAATATATGTTCCTGGACTTCCTGGAGCAAATACCTGCCAATTATCAAATAGTAGATTGCAAGAGATGGTTACAACTTTAGATAATCTCTCAAATTTCGTATATACTAGAAGAACCAGTGATTGGACGTTTTTTGCAAGAGGTTTTCAGATAGCAACAGAAAATGCATTTTTACACAGATTCGCAAAGGGTGCTATGAGTGAAACTCAAATGATACTGATAAACGATTACATAGGTTCAAATAAACTCAAGGAAAGGTTGGCCTCTGCGAATACCTAAAATTCGAAATTTTGCGTTCCGGCCCAAGATTTTTTGCCACGCAACTCAGGAGTCCAAAAAAGCGTTTTACTTTCGCACTAAATATAAAAATGGCAACCCTTAAAAAAATATACTCAGACATAGACCTTACCTTTAATCGTTCACCGGTTACGGGTGATATTGCTTTGAGTTATGATGACCAAGCAGTTATAAGGTCAGTCACAAATTTACTTTCGACTAATCACTATGAGAGACTATTCCAACCAGATATTGGGTCAAACTTAGAAACACTATTGTTTGAGAATGCTTCACCTTTGATAGAAAGAACACTTGCTAGGGAGATTGAGGATTGTATCAATAACTATGAACCTAGAGTAAAATTACAGTTTGTTGAAGTTTCCGCAACACCAGATGAACAAGGTTATAATGTTCGTATGTCCTTCTTTATAGGAAACAACACAGCACCAACTCCAGTAAATCTTGTACTACAGAGGACTAGATAATGGCTATAGCCAATAATAATACACAGATTGCAGACTTAGATTTTGTTTCAATCAAAGAAAATTTAACCAATTTCTTAAAGAGTCAAGATACCTTTAAGGACTATAATTTCTCTGGTTCCGGTCTTTCAGTTTTGCTCGACATTCTTGCATATAATACACAATATAACTCATATTACTTGAATATGGTGGCCAATGAGATGTTCATGGACACAGCACTACAAAGAAGTTCTGTTGTTTCACACGCAAAAGAATTAGGTTATGTTCCTAAAACTGCAATTGCACCATCGGCCGTTGTAAACGTGTCAGCTTCAGGTGTTGCAGGCACATTAGCAACATTACCAAAATATACAGCATTCATTTCTGAGTTGATTGACAATGTTCACTACAACTTTGTTACAATGGATGCACACACAGCAAGTGTATCACCAGATGGTGAAGTGTTATTTGAAAACCTAACAATCAAACAAGGTATTCCAGTTAAACAGACATTCACATTAGATGTCACTACGAACCCAACTGCGTTATTCAAACTTACAAACCCAAATATAGATAGCACCACGATTGAAGTAGTTGTTTATGAAAATCCTTCAGTAAATTTCTCAGAAACGTATGTGCTTTCAGATGATTATATAAATCTGAATTCAGAATCTAGAGTATACTTCTTGCAAGAAGGTACAGATGGTAACTATGAAATATATTTTGGTGATGGTATTTTAGGCAAACAATTATCTAATGGTAGCAGAGTCATAGTTAATTATTTAACGACTTCGGGAACTGCCTCAATTGGTGCAAATAACTTCAGTATAACAACAAATTTAGGTACAGCTGCATTTGTAGATGCTATTAGTGCTTCAGTAAATGGTGGAGATAAAGAAGGTATAGATTCAATTCGATATCAAGCAACTAAGGCCTTTTCTTCACAAAGAAGAGCAGTAACAAAAGAAGATTACATTACAGCAGTACAACAAAACAGATTAGGTTTTTCATTTGATGCGGTATCTGCATGGGGTGGTCAAGAGAATGATCCACCAGTATATGGACAAGTATTTGTTTCTATTAAACCAAAAGGTGCATATTCATTATCCGAAATACAGAAGAAAAGAATTGTTGAAGAAGTATTAAAACCTGTTTCAATGATGTCTATTATTCCTACTATTGTTGATCCAGACTATACATATATTAAAATTAATACTAATGTATATTATGATCCAAAGAAAACCACTTTAACAGATAATCAAATACGTCTTGAAGTAAGTAATGCTGTTACTGGATTTGCAAGTTCAACATTAAATACATTCAACTCAACATTCTTGTTGTCTGATTTAATGGAAACAATTAAGTCTGTAGATTCATCTATATTGACGAATGAAATTTCCATACAAGTACAAAAGAAATTCTATCCAAATTTAGTAACTGGTTCAACATATAAATTATACTATGGTACACCTCTAAAGAAAGGTCTATTTTTAAGTGGTGTTACGAGTTCTCCAGGTATAGGTTACAAAGATCCAAATAATATTACTCAGACGTTAAATGAAGTTTATATTGAAGAAGTTCCATCATCAACTGGTGGTTTGGAATCTGTACAAGTAATCAATACTGGTTATGGGTATCAATATCCACCCGTAATTGAAATTATTGGTGATGGTGCAGGTGCAACAGCTGAAGCAACTATTGTCGCAGGAAGAATTACAAAGATCACAGTTGTTAATAAAGGTTCAGGATACACTAGTGCTATTGTTAAGATTACCCCAACACAAAATGATACGACCGGTGCTTTAGGTGCTGCAACAGCTTTATTAGAAGGTAGAGTTGGTATATTAAGATTATATTGGTATGATACTAAAGGTGTAAAAACAGTCATCAAAGACAATGTTGGAACAATCAATTATAATGAAGGTGTAGTTACAATAGGACCATTCAGTCCAGTTGGTGTTAATAATGAGTTAGGACAACTTACTATAACAGCAAACCCAATGACTTCAATTATCTCATCAACATATAATAGAATTATTACTGTTGATCCATTTGACCCAACGGCCATAACAGTAAACGTAATAGCTAAAACGTAATGTCTACAGATAAAAAAACATCACTACTAGTCGCATCACAACTACCTCAATTCATTAGAGATGAGGAAGAATATGCCAAGTTTGTTTCATTCGTTGAAGCATACTATGAATGGATGGAACAAGAAGGTAATGTTTCAGACTATACGAAAAACTTATTAAGTTATAGAGATATTGATAACACAATTGATAGGTTTTTAAAATACTTTATCAATGATTTTCTTCCTTATTTTCCAGAAGATGCATTAATCAACAAGAAGAATGCTATCAAAATAGCT